TCGGCTTGCATCGGGGCAATGAGCTGCACATCGGACGGCGGATAAATCTCGTCCTTGTGCTCCACCTCGTTGAACACCAGGGAGTAGATCGGCCAGAAGGTTTCCACGCGAATCTTGGGCGCAGCTGGCTCCTCCAAAAAGTCGTTGTAGCCCTCAACCACGGTGTAGACCAAGCCAGACGGCTTGTCGTAGACCTCATAGACGCATGCCAAACCTTGCTTGGCATCGTCGTTGGCCAAGTCCTTGAGCGATGAACGATTGACTGTGTTGGAATCTTGTTTGCGGCCCTTGGTGTCATAGGGCGTGAATTTGTTGTCCAGGTCCACGCCGTAGATTTCCTTGATCTCGTCGGGCGACAAGAACAATTCATGGGCCACCCAGCGCGCACCCACAAAGCCACGCAGCTGACGGCACATTGGATCAACGATGATCGCGTTGGCCTCAGGGAAGTCAAACAGCAAACCCTCGCGGATGATGATTTCAGGCTGCTCCATGAGCGCCTGGATCGACAGCATCATCTCCTCAATCTCTGAGTCGTCCTGGTGGATGTTGTCATCCACAGCGTCCTGAGCAATGCGGCGCAGGTGGTCGATCTGAGCGGTGATGTCGTTGATCTTGGCCGACACCTCTGGGCGGCGCTCCATTTCACGCTGAAAGCCTAGCTTGACATAGCCAACGCTGGTGGTGATGACGCGACGCACCAATGCTTTCATTTGCGACTTGAAGTTGGGCTGGGCCTCTTGCATGAAGTAGCCAAACAGCGCCTCAAGCGTTTGCGACACACGGTCAATCTTGCGGCGCTTTTCGTTGACCTGCTCATACTCAGCAATCAGCAGCTCCACAGCAGCTGGCACAGGCTGCTGCATGGCCAACGCCTTGAGCTTGCCCTCGTAGGCTTGTTTGAGCACCGTCGCATCGCCATTCCAGATTTGATAGTCCAGGCGATTGCGGCGCTTGCACACGGCCTTAGGGTTTTTGGCGTAAAGCGCAGCAGTGCGCTGCTGAACATGGCGGTTAATCAGGTTGGCCGTGTAGCGATCAGCTGCCCAATCCTTTTCGTCATAGCCCTTGAGAGCCATGTCCATGTCACGCTTCATGCGCTCAAACACATCCTTGAAGTGCGTCTTGCCAGAATTCACCCTGGACAGGATTTCCTTCACCAGTTGCTGACGGCGCTGCGTTGGCTCGTCAGGTTTGCCGCCTTGGGCGACGATCATTGTGAGTTCATCCATTTTCAAAATCCTCCAGTGGCTCGTTCAAGCCGTTCTTGTCTTTCGCGAAACTTTGAATCCGCCTTCACCCATGCCAGGGTTCCAGTTGCGGGTCTATTGTCCTTGCGTTCATGCACGATGCGCGGTCCAGCTTGTCGCGCAAGGCCCATGCCGATCCAGGCCAGGGCATCCACAAAGTCGTCGTGCCTGGCGTTGGGAAACTTCATCAATTCATCAAATGCGTTCATCACCCAGGGCGCACCCTTTGGAAACTTGACGCGCTTCATGGCCATGCGACCTTGGATTGACTGAGCGCGCTGGACCTTGTTGGCCACTGGCGTGACCTCCTCAATGGCGCAGTAAACATGCTCCTCCATCATGCGCTTACGCAAGAACGGCCCAATGGCCTTGGAGATGTGGCCCTTCTCAGCCCACCAAAGCAGTGGCTTGTGGCGCTTCATCAAGTTGAGCATGGCCGTCACCACATGGTCGGACGACTTCTTTTCCCACCAGCAGTCCAGCACATAGATGTCGCCGTGGCCACAAACGCCAACCACCAACAGCACGGTGCTGTCAGAGCGACTCTTATCCTGGCCCACGGCATGATCGCTGGCCGCATAGATTCGCAAGTCCTTGGGCAGGTCTTTGCGGTCGTATTGCACCAGGTAGTCGCGGTGGAAAAAGTCACCGTCCTCAGGCGTTGGGCGCTGCTGATACAGCGCGGCAAAGCCACGGGGATCGAGGCGACGCTGAGCCTCCATGAAACCCATGTCAAAACGCTCTGGCCAAAGCAGCTCGCCCTTTTTACGGCCCAGCGGATCATCGTCACCAGCAATGGCTGGCAAGTTGATGATCTTCCACTTGGCAGCCTCCTCACTGTTGAAGTTTGGGTTTGTTGGATCGGTGAGGCGACCAATGAGGTCATCCTCATGCCAACGGGTGTGAACGATGATGACGCTGGCTGCGCTGTTCATCAAACGGGTCATGGCCACCTGGGTGAACCACTCCCACAGCTTTTGACGCACAGCGGGACTATTGGCCTCCTCAGCGTCCTTGATCGGGTCGTCGATGATGAGAAAGTCAGCACCACGACCAGTGATCGAGCCACCACGGCCAACAAAGGCCGCCATGCCTCCAGCACTGGTCTGGATACGCTCTTTGCTTGCGCCCCCAAAGCGGAATGCAAAGCCAGGGAAAATTTGCTTGTAGCTGGGCGACTGCATGATGGCTCTCACATCAGAGCCAAAGTCATGCGCGAAGTCCTCGTTGTAGGTCGCAAAAATGACATTGCGGTAGCTGTCCTTGCCAACAATCCACGGGATGAATCGGCGCGAGATCAGCTCAGATTTCCCATGTCGAGGGGGCAGGGTGACGATGAGGCGAGGGATGTGTCCCTTCTCCACCTCCTCAAGCACCTTGGCCAGGGCGCGATGGTGTTTCGCGTCCTTGAACATCGACTGCTCAATGTCGTCTGGAGCCTCTGGAGATGGCATCGTGAATTTCACAAAGCTCATAAACTCGCCACGCGCCTCGATGGCGCGCTTTTGACGCTTGGCAGCAGCGATCTGCCGCTCAAGCGCCTCTAGCTTGGCTTGTTTTTGATCTTCTCCAGATTGCTCAGTCATCATGCAGCCTGAGGTTGAGTCACAAGGCCAGCCAGGTAAACCGTCTTGCCGCCTTGCTTCACAGCGGTCAGCTCCTGGTTTTTCAGGTTGGCAGGATCAAAGCTCACATGCACCCAACCAGAGTCGGGGATACCTGGGGTGTAAAACTCCAGAATGAGCTGGGTGTAGTCCAGGTTGTCCATGATCCACTGAGCCAGCTCAGCGTTCGGCACACCAGGAATTTCAATGTCGGCAGCCTGGCCACGGCAATGGTCGCTCGTTTTGGAGCCGCCCACAGCAGCGTTGACATCAGGGTGGCGGAAACCAGAGTTCACCTTCACGCCTTTGCCATAGTGGTTGCGAACGGGCTGGAGCACTTTCTCGCACAAGAGCTTGAGGTTCGCGATCTCTGCATCGCCTGGCGTGTTGTCCAAGCCGTGACGCAAAGCGGTTTCAGACTTGACCATTTCGGCCAGCGAGAAATTGGGGGAGAGTTGCATGTTCATTACTTACCTCGCTTTTCCATGATCTTTTCCGCAGTGCGACCGCCAAAGTAAGCCAACATGATGAGTTGGCCCCACTCGCCAAGCAGCTTGACATAGGACTCGTTGACATTGATGTTGGCTGCGGACAGTCCAGCAAAGATGAAGTAGGCGACAAAGATGGCGATCAGCGTCATCGGGCGGATGTTCTTGCTGAGCCACGAATCGCTGGCCATGTCGGCTTGCCAGCGTTCTGTCACGGCTTTGGTTTCGACTTCAAAGGCGCGGGTGTCGATCTCTTTGAGCTTGAGCGCCAGCTCTGGGTTGGATTCCAGGGCGCTTGTCACTTCACCAATGGAGGCTGGCACACCGAGCTTGTCAGCAATGGCCTTGACGGCCATGCCGCCCATTGGCCCAGCCACCGCAGTGGCCAGGGCTGGTGCTGCGCCTTTCAGGATGTCAAGCAGCTTGTCCATCTTTGCTCTCTCCGACGATTGCTTTGGCCACGGCAGCTGTTGCCTTGCGACCAGAGATACCGCCCAATGTGCCAACGCCCATGAAGGCAATGGCCTTCAAAATTTCCAGGAAAACTGAATCAATCGGGGCCAAGACTTCATCTTGCTTTTCAAAGCCGATGAGCCACAAAACGCCAAATGCAATGACCATCACCATGATGGTGATCGAACGAACGACAAAAGCCCAAACCTGGACTTCCACCTCGTCAACGGTCGGCTTCTCCTTTGGTTGGGTTAGCCATAGTGTCAGTAGCTCTTTCATCTTTCACCTCCTGTTTCAGCTTCTTCAACATCTTGATCTCATACCTGACCTCTGCTTTCATCTTGAGCGTGTCGATGTAAATCAACACACTCAATGGCAACGCCAAGAACAACACCAAACTCAAAACAACTACGCCAACGACAAACCACTGTGTGTCCTCTCTAGCCATCCGAGCGACAGTAGAAAGGCCCACATCCATAGAATCAGTATTGCCACCGTAGCTGCGACCACTGTTCGGTCGATTCGATGATTGCGAATTAGGTCGCGTCGCCATTTGTTCTCCCGTTCCGCTTTCCGCTTCACCTGCCGATCAAACTCTTGCTCCTCCATGATGAGTTCATACATCTTCAAGAACCTGCTGTATATGGCCCCGACTTCTGGTGGCGCATAAACCATTGCTTCTCTGATCTGAACCATCATGTCCTCCAGCTGGATTTCAATCTTGACGCGATCAATCGCACTGTTTTCTATGGTTGTTGTTGTCTTTGACTCCTCCTCAAGTTCATTGCAATAGGCTCTCAGCTTGCGTCGGATTTCAAAGAATTCTTTGAGCCGTTCGCAGACATCGTTGACCATCCTGATCTTGTATTCCTCGTAGGAGATTTCAGGCTCAAGCTCACGCTGTTTGCGATTTGCCTTTTTCTCCACCCGCTCGACTGCTGGCGCTGGCTCGACGGCTTTGATTGCTGGCGCAGCTGGCTTGTCGGCAAACAGTCCTTTGATCCAGCCCCAAAATCCAGTGACCTCTTTGTAGATTGCGCGAGCGTCACCGATTCCTTTCTCAACATTCTTTTTGAATGAGTCAATCTCAGCTTTGCCTTGCGACAAAAGCTCAGTCCCGCGCCGTATAGCCGCCACGGCTGACTGAGCCATAAGCAAGAGACTGATGGGGTCCACATCATTTGTCCTCTTTGGCCTCTAGCTTCTTGAACAACAGGCCCAAGGTCTTGTCCACCTTATCAAAGCCCTTTTCCATATCTGACTTGATGTCGGCAATGGCATCTTTGAAGTCATCGCGGCGAACAAAGTTTTCGTGGATGTGGCGGTCCACATCACGCACCTCGCTTTTGAGGTCTTTGATCGCTTCCCAGATGACCTTCAAAACCCAGCCTCCTAAGAATCCAGCGACACCAACCGCCCAATTAAAGATTGTCTGATCCATGTTTCTCTGTTGGTTGTCATTTCATACACTTAGGGCGCAGAAACTGCATCCCAGGCTTGATTAGCCTCATTCCACTGATACATACCACCATCAGTCGGATAAGGTGTCGGCGCATTCCACAAGCAAGTCTGCTCGTCCAGCGTCCAGCTGGGGTAGGGCTTGGGTGGAATGAAAGCATCGCGCTGCGCGTCATAGCTGTAACCGATGCCAGCGTAGTTCTTGCGTAGCGCCTTGGCTTGGTCAGCCGATGGCTCACCAGTCTCGGGGTTGTAGTGAACACCGCCACGGGTGTTGTAGCTGGTTTGCAGCCACTGGCCAGGCGATGTGTCCACGAATGAATCGAAAAACTCAGGCTCAGCGACGATCACTTGCGTCACGATGCCATCAGTTACTTTTGCGAAATGTCCCATGTTGATTGCTCCTTATGCAGTGAATGTTCCAGACGATGTGAAGGTGTGGATGGTGTAGCCACCAGAAGATGTCACTGTTCCACCAATTCCACGCTGACCTCCTGCGTAACGAATGATGACAATTCCAGAGCCTCCTGAACCGCCATAACCAGAGCTTGCATGCAAACCACCACCACCAGAGCCTGTGTTTACAGTGCCACTTCCGCCAGTGCCAGAGTTGACCGCAGCACCACCGCCCCCTGAGCCTCCGCTTCCGCTTGTCGCTGTTTGAGAACTGCCACCGCCACCACCCGCACGAATCGTGGCCGTTCCGTTTATTGAAGAAGTTACGCCAGGGCCGCCATTGCCGCCATTGCTTCCAGAGCCATCATTACCAACACCACCTGCGCCGCCACCGCCTCCATCGCCCCAGTTATTTACGCTTGCCCCGCCTGCATATCCTTGCCCAGCAGTTCCAGCTCCACCAGCGACAGTCCCCGCTGAGTTTGCCCCGCCCGATCCAGAGCCTCCACTAAATCCAGTTCCCCCTGCGGCATTCCCCCTGCCACCAGCTCCGCCAATCGAAGTAATGGCTGTGAAACCAATTCCCGATATTGATGAATTTGATCCGTTTGGCCCGTGAGCATTTGAAACAGCAGCGCCACCAGCTCCAATCGTAATTGTGTAAGCGGTATTTGGAACTACGGCAACAGCAGGTTCTGCCATCGACCCGCCTCCAGAATTTTCACCCACTACTGAGCTTCTATATCCACCAGCTCCAGCACCAGAACCTGCGTGAGCACCTCCAGCGCCACCGCCAGCAATAACCAAATACTCAATAAGATATGAGGCACTATCGCTGAATGGAACCCAGCTGGAAGTTGCGGAGCTATACCACTCTGGATTTCCAGTGG